GAAGGATAATAACTGAAACAATTCCAAAGCTGTAGCTCATCAAGTCTACGCCTAGGAACATCTTCCGGTTTAAAACCCCTTTGAATAAAGGCAGTAATCGGGAGACGATAAAAGATTGCACCGTTTTCCATAATCGCATGGAACAAAAGCGACTTACCAGTGATTGAACTAATGCCGAAAATAATACAGTCTTCAACTTCGCCATGATGACTTTTAAGATCATATAAATATTCTCTCCTTATTTGAGCGTACTCTACAGGTATGTTTGCATTTAAGTAAGCCATAATTAATCATAAATATCACCCCAAGTCTCACCTGACTCAAAGTCTACTTTGTTAGGAACTTCTAATTTAACAGCATTTTCCATAATCTCAATTATTTTCTTCGCATGCTTATCTGATTCTACAGATAAATCTAATTCATCATGAATTTGTATGTGTGCTATTATACCTTCTTTGTAAAGTTCTAACATTGCCTTTTTTGTCATATCTGCTGCTGACCCCTGTATTAATTTATTAAGTGCTTTGTATGTGTAAGCTCTTCTAATCCCTGGTCCGTGTTCCCTTAACGCATCTTCATGTAACAAGGCTTTGTGCATACCAAACTGATTCGGTTCCCATAAATGAAATCGGCATAGTCGACCAAGAAGGGTACGTATTTGACCACGTTCTTGAGCTCGATTAGAGGCCGAATTCATTAATTGTTTAACGAAAGGTACTCTCGCATGGTATTGGTCAAACAATTCTGCTGCTTTTTCTTTTGAAACTCCTAATTCTGCTTGTAATTTAGCTTTACCCATTCCATAAAATAATCCTAAATTTATTACCTTAGCTTGAGATCTAGGTATCTTTGCAAGGTCAGCTACGGTTTGATGGAAATCTGTTGACGAATCATTTTCATAAGAATCAACAACACCACCTACCGTTGGAAAATTATGTAATGTTGCATAATGAACAACTAATCTAGGTTCTTGTTGTGAGTAGTCAAAACATCCCCACGTACAATTTTTTTCAGGTAAAAATAAAGAACGAATCATAGGTCCAAGATCCTTGTTCCTTGCGGGAAGTTGTTGAAGATTTGGATTGTTGTAACTAAATCTGCCTGTAACAGTGCCTCCTAAATCAGATCTTATCTGATTAATTTCTGCATGTATTCTACCTTTATGTTGATATTTAATGATTGTATCAATGAAAGTTGTGTGTGCCTTGTTTATCTCTCTTGCTTTTGCTATCATCTTAACTACAGGATGTTTGTGTTCTTGTAAAAAATTTTTAGTAAAGGAAGGTGATTTTGTTTTTAAGGTTCTATCATAATCTAAACCAAGTTTATCAAAAACTTTGGCGATCGATCGTGCAGCCCATATCTGAGGTTCTATTGTACTTTCTTTTTTTATGTTTTGGAGCAGTTGTTCTTCTTGTGATATTAATTGCTTTTTTAATTGATGCGCTCGTTCTACGTCCACTCGAACACCTAAAAAACGCATATCAACGAGACAAGGAAACAGATCTGTCTCTAAATTAAATATAGATTCAATGTCTTGATGAACTATTTCTTTTTTAAAAATTTGCCAAAGTTCTAAGGTTAATTCTGCATCTTTCTCTGCGTAAGATCCAACCTCCATTGCAGGCAATTGCCAAAGATCTGCTTTTGGATCTAGTCCTCTTGATTTAGCAGCTTCAACTAAAGCAGCTTCTGATTTACCAAAACCTAAATAATCCCATGACAAACTATTCAAATCATATTTAAATCTATTCTCATCAATAAGAGATGCAGCAATCATTGTATCCACAATTAAACCATTAATTTTAAAACCCATTGATCTAATCCAACACACATCGTACATGGCATTATGAAATATTTTTGTGGAATCAGAGGATAAAATATCTTTAAACCACTCCAATGTTTTTTTTCTATCCATGTTAGGACCAGATCCGTGTGCAATGGGGAAATAAAATTTTCTACCAGGAACAGCTACAGCTATGCCTACAACCTCACCATTACCTACCACAGATCCACTGCCTCTAGTTTTTAAGTCGGGATCTCTAGTTTCTAAGTCAATGGCAACCTCATCATACGATCTTAGATCAGGGTATTCATCAGGTTCAATCCACTCTGTCTGTGCTTCAAACTTTGGTATAATCATTTTTTCTTTTTTAATCTTGCAATTTCTAAATCACAATAATGTTTTACTTTTTCTAAATCTTGTTCTTTCCCTTTTTCTAAATATCTTATTATGTATTTAATACACACCCCTTGAAAGAAAGATAAATTATTTTTTGAAATAAAATCATATGGCTGAATGGCATAACCTTTATAGTGTCGGCCACCAATTTGTCTATCGTGTGCTCTTCTATTAAACTCTTTAAATATATCTGAATGTGTCATAGTTGATAACCATGTCTTTCTATTTTTGCTCTCATCAAGTATAAATTCTTTTTACTACGTGTGACTCCAACGTACCAAACTCTGTGTTCTTCATCTCTTTTTTTAATACTTTTTAACACAGCTTCTCTTATTTTTCTAGCGTTATCTAAAACTAAAATTACATTCATGGACTCACCACCTTTAGCGGCGTGAATGGTAGAAACTTTTACTCTTGGATCTTCATTTAATTTTTCTTTATTAGACAGTAGTAATCTGATATAATTCTTGTCTTCAAAATTAGCTTTATCAAAAGCTTCAAACCAAGGTATCTCTTTTGACCAATCATCTTTTTCTAGTGAAGTATAATCTTGAATGTCTTCTATCTGTGTATCTTGTAGATCCTCACCTTCAACATGTTTAGTGTAGTGAATAGCTGCTTTATATAATTTTACTATGATTCCTTTGACATATTTGTTCTCAAAATAGATACCTTTTTCTTTCAAAATTTTGGCTATTTGCATAGATTTGGCAATAGTTCTAGTTAAAATAAGCCAGTGATGCTTACCTAAATCTAAGCTGTCTAGATTGTTAATTGTCATACAAGATCCATCTTCCTCTCTCGCATGATAAATTTTGTCTGCTCTTAAACCTTGAATGCGACTCACTATAATATTAGAAACGTCTTGAATTTTTTTAGGAACTCTTCGTGATTTTTTTAACACAATCTCTGTAGCAGGTTCTTGAATAAATCTATCTACATCTGCTCCTGCCCAAGCATAGATAGCTTGATCATCATCTCCTGCTAAATAAACATCATCTGCATTTGATTTTAATATATCATACATCATCCATTGTATTGGAGACAGATCTTGTGCTTCATCAATAAAAACAACTTTAAATTTAGGACATAGTTCTTTTCTTTGAATGAATTGATGAATCATATCGGTATAGTCGATAAGTGTATTTTTCTTTTTGTATTCAATATAGTTAGCCGCTATGTGCTTTAATGTATTGGGAACAATATTTTTATCATATTCTCCTGTACAATATTCATCCCATACCTCGATATTTTTTTCTCTAGCTTTGGTAATGATTTGAAAATATTCATTATCACAAGTTAAGTAAGGAGACGAGTCTATGTCTCGTTTTGCCTTAACACTAATACTTAATATTTTTCCAAGATCATCATAATGATAGTCTTGCATAACATTATCTTCACTCAAACCAAGAGTTCTAAATGCTAAAGAGTGTAGAGTTTGAAAGTATTTTAAATCTTTTTTCTTATGAAAATGTGGATTCTTTTCTAATATTCTTTCCTTAGCTGTGTTAGCTGCCTTTCTTGTAAAAGCAAAGTATCCTATTTCTGTGATGGGTGTTCCTGATCGTACATACGCTAAAGCTCTTCTAATAAGTTTTTCTGTTTTCCCTGTGCCCGGTGGTCCATAAAACTTTTTTATCACATCACCTCACTCTTGTTTT